CCGAGAACCGTTTTTGAGAGTGTGTCCCAGTCAGCCTGATTTGCACCGCCTCGGTAGTCAGCCGTTGTATTGACCACAGAAGATAGCTTGTTCGTACTTCTCTGAACAGTAGCTTCGTATGCCGATACGTACATCAAAGGAACATAACGATAGCCGGGAAGAGGAAAGAGAGAGAATTTGACCCGCTCAATATTTGCGCTTGTTTCAAAACGGCAATAGAAGTCCCCAAACTCGACCATGACTTGTCCCCGTGAACCGTCTCTGACATGCCCTGTCCAATCACGTGGATTGAGATATTCAACCACGTTGCCGTCATCGTCAAGAAGACAGCCCCTCATGCGGTTATGCACGGGAAGGGACTTGTGAAGAGCAGTATTGCCAATTCGGGTTACTAAACGTGATGAAACGGTCTTGTCTCGCTCAATGCCGTACATACACTGCTCTTCCATATAAGGCAACATAGTTGCGAGAGCTGCTTTTTTGCTTTCTCCGTCTTCTAAGACCTCACACAAAAGATTGAATGGGTTATTCCCAGAAACATTGGGTAAGTCACTCAATCGTTTTCCGTTTGTGAACGCTTCAATGATTTCCCTTACTTTGTNTTATTTTAACTGAACCTGAATTTGCCATTTGCGGTCAGGCGCAAAGTTGATTTCGTGCAAAGCCTGACAGACTGCGGAACGACTTCAATATCAATGGTTCGATAAATGCTTGTGTTTTCTGTCGGAATGACGTGTATTTTGCTTATGCCGACACTGTTCACGGTCAGAAAACCGTCAGGGGCAACGGAAACCGCTTTGTCATCGCCCAAGAAAAGGACATTGTTACCCGTTCCCGCCGGGGATAGGGAAGCTATTACTCTCAGAATGTCTTTGTTTCCTTTTGTTATTTTTTTAGGAAACTCTAATTCCATTCCCGTTGGCTGTTTACGGTCTTTAGCCGTGATTGTCTGCTCCAATTCTTCCAAACGGGCGAGGGCGGTGTTCATTTCAGCCACACTTTCCGTTGCTTCTGCCGCCGCTTCTCCTGCGGCTGATGCTTGTTGTTGAGCGTTTGTGGCAGCGGTATTGGCTTGCGTTATTGCAGCATTCACACGCCCTGCCGCCGTATCTGCCACCACAGCTTTTTCGTTTGCCAATGCTGCCGCATCGTTGGCTTTTTTTGCGGCTTCTGTGGCTTTTGTGCCCCGTGCGAGGCATTTCCACCAAGCGGTTTCAGTGACGGCGTGTCCCTTGTTATTGTCTTGTAAAGACAAATAGGAACTGTCTTCCGTGTCAACAAAGTCAAACCGCTTGTAAGTATTTCCGGCGTTATAAGAACCTGCGTCCGTGAACGCCACTTTTCCTAAAGGTATCTTTGTCATATTCGTGTAACTTTAAGTTATCCAACATTCAAATAAAGTTCTCCCGTCTGTTCATCAAACTTGATAAGTTTGTCGCTTACTTCATCTTCAAATTCCATGTATAGAATCATGTCATCATCGTCTATGCTGAATGTCGGGTACAGCACGCCGCCTTTTGCGAGCACACCTGTATCGACATACTTTTTCTGTGCTTCATCCCATTTCCACCAATTCCCATTGTCTCCCATTTTGGGCGGGTTGTCAGCCTGTTCCTTTGCCCGGTCAGCTTGCGTGTCAGCGTTCCCCGCCGCCTTATTAGCTTTCGTTGCGGCATTGTTTGCAGAAGAAGCGGCACTGTTGGCTGAGTTGGTGGCGGTCACGGCGGCTTCCTTTATCTCTTCTAAATCTTCACGGGCTTTGTCCGCATTGGAAGCGGCGGTATTTGCCTTTGTTGCCGCATTGTTTGCGTTGGTTGTGGCGGTATTTGCTGCTGCGGTTGCCTTGTCAGCGTTTCCCGCCGCCGTGTTTGCTTTCGTAGCCGCACTGTTGGCAGAGGAAGCGGCACTGTTGGCTGAACCCGCTGCGGTGTTCGCACTATTGGCGGCTGTCTCAGCTTTTTTCGTTGCGGCTACGGTATTTTCATAGGCGGTCTGAATGTGTTCCAGACTGACTTTGACGCTCGTTTGAACCCCGTTTATCAGCTTAACGCCGATTGTGTATAATCCTTTCAGATTGTCGGAAAGGGTTAATTCGCTGATTTTAATTCTTTTCAATCCCATAATGTCATATTATTTTTCGTAAGTCAATCGCAAACTCCCCGTCTTCTGTCACAACCAAATCCCGTGTTTCCGTGGCAAGCACAAATTCATCGTCTTCAAGCCTGAATGAAATGAAGCATACGGTAACAGTAAATTTGAGCCATATTTTATCAGAGGCGTAAAACTCGGACACGGAACAGCTTTTATAATGGCAGGGGTATTCATATCCCGTTTCATCAGAGTATAACAGCCGTTGTTCAGGACGCACAAGGTCATACAACAGAGCGTTATAGTTGCGCCACAGTTCAGTCAGCGAGGCGGCTTGCATAAGGCAGTTTATCTTTACGTCCTTTGCCTTATAGGTCACTTTCTCCCCGTCATATAAAGCCCCGTTCAATTTGTTGATATTACGCAGGAGGCTGGTCTTGACATTCGGCGATTTCTCTATTTCATTAAGTGTTCCCTCCAACACACGAACCCCATAATCTGAGAACGGCTTCCCGTCAAGTTCATAATAATCAGAGCCGGGAACAGTGCTTTCAGGTTCTTTGTAGGTGTACCCGTCTAAAGGGAAATCATCGGCAAGTTTTACAGTGATGAAGCCGAGAAGCGTTGCCAAATCCGTGTTAGGGTTTGATACAAGACGAAGACGGTAAGTGCGTCCTATTTCCCTGAAATCAAACGTGTGATAGGCTTTGTCTGACAATCGTTCTATGAAGCCACCCCAACGGTAATCCATGCCTGAGAGAACAATTTTCAAAGAAAATTCCTTCGTGTTCAGGGTCGGTTCTGACAAATCAGGTTCTATGCCGTCTTCTTCCTGCCAGTCGTTGCTTGTGACCGCTTTCAGAGGCGGGAACGCCACAAGTTCGTTGTAGCCCCCTTCCTGAACATAGATGCCGTACTCTGTGAACGCATCCTTACCGTCTATGTAAAATCGTCCTGACATCATAATATTACCGCATTTCCAGACACGTTACGAATTTGTTGGCAACCCGTTGACCCCTTGACGGAAACAACCGCCCAGCCCGAGGCGTTGATGAACGCTTTAGCCCCGTGAAGAAGAAAAATTTCATGGCGTTCAAGCGTGTCACAGTTTATCGTTGCGCTTGTACGCCCAATAAGAACCGCTTTTTCCGGGTTTCTCAGCGTGATTGTACCCGCATCAATGTAAACACCGTACTTCTCGGGGTTGAACGGCTTGAACAGCCTGAAAGTCGCTATATTCGGGAAACGGTGTTTGATACAGAACTCCATACCTTGTGGGCTTGTGAACAGCCGTATAAGGCTCTGTAAATCTTCCGTGCCTTTGAACATATCACACATACGGTATTTCTCTGCCATATTTGGCAGGGAACGGCTATCGCACTCCTGCCGGGCTTGCTCTTTGGCAATCCTCCATTGGGCGTAAACTTGTCTAATAATGTCTTCCATATCAATGTTTCATTTTTATGCCTTTCAAGGCAAAATCGTTAACTGTATCTTTTGTCTCTTTGACTGAACTTTCAATGCTTTCAATGCGTCCTACCATGTTCTCAGTGTGTTTCTCAATGTTCAATACTGACTGCAAAATCATGTTCACGACAGAAAGAATGATTTTCGTGTTCTCGGCGATTGAATACGTGTGCCCTTGAATGGCTGTCGCACGTCCGTTCAATTCATCAACACTTTCTTGCGAAGCTGTGGCGATTCCTTTCTGAGAGGCTTCACGGGTTGCGTCTGCTGTTACCTCAAACATTGATTTGACGTTCTCAGGCAGGTTTTCCCATATCTTGGCGAAATCTGTTCCGACAGCGTTCAAGTCAGAAGCGAAACCACTCATAGATTGGATAACAGCGTCAAGACCGACAAACTGACCGTCCTTGAACCATTTAGCCTTGTACTTGTCGAATATCTCCCCAAGAGGTTCTTCAAGAAACTTGGAAACCAACATTCTTTTCATCACGTCAGCCACGATGTCTTTGACCTTATCGCCCCATGCCTCGGCGTAATCTTCGCCAGCCTGAAACGCTTCAAAAAAAGCGTCTCCGAGTTCTTTGGCAATATCGGAACTTGAACCGCCGATGATGTCCTCAACCATGTCATTGATGATGGCGACAGCCTGTGCGCCGAGTTCTTCAATTTTTCTGTTCCATTCATCAATCTTACCGTGGTCTGTTTTTTTCTTGTCTTCTTCATTCCTGATTTGCTCTTGAATAAGAAGTTGCTGCTGGGCGAGGTTTTTAAGCTGTTCTTGGGCGTTGCTGTATTTCTCGCCCCCGAGAGCCTTGTCAGCCGTGTAAGCGATATTAGCATACGCCGTGGCAAGTTTTTCTGCGGTCTTTTGAAGCAGTGCTGCGTTGTTTGAAACGTTGCTGAACAGAAGTCGCCAAGCCCCTGCTACGTCATTGACAGCGATTTTATTTCTCAGGAGTTCTTTGTAAGTCTCAGATAAAGCCCGTTTCACACGTTCAACCGCTTTTCCGCTATTTTCTTGTAACCGCACAATATCTGCGTTGTCAAGTTCCCATTGGAGTTGGTCTATTCTATCCTGCAGGGCTTCAATTTCTTCTTGCTTCTTGTCATCATTGTTGAACAGGTTCACAATCTGCATGGCTATTGACATGGCAGCCGATATGATAGTCAGGATGACAGAAGCCTTTTCAACCGTTTGAATGGCTGTTGCTGCCGCTGTCGCTGTTCCCTGAATACCGGTGGCAGACATATTCACAAGCTGAACAATACCGTTTATCATTGACAGAGAAGCGGTCATGATGCTGCCAGCCGTTGAAATGATTTCGCCTGCCACGCCGCCGACCGTGTCGCCAATGCTCTCAAACTCCCGTTCACATTCTTGAAGCGTCTTGTACAAGTCCTCCCATTCTTTGATTGAGCGTTTGCCGGGATTTATATCATTTTTAGCCTGTGCTTTCTCAACATTCTTTTTGGCTGTTGCGACTTTGGCACGGGCAACAGCGATTTTATCAGAAGACCCGCCGTTCTTTTCAAGTTCGGCAAGTTCCTTTTCTGCCTCCGCTAATACATTCTTCAACTGTTTAAGGGTTAGTTCCGCTATTTCATCGCACCATGCCTGATACGTTTCTTCACGTTGTGCGAACTGTTCGTCTATGCCTTTATAGGCTTCCTGTTCAGCACGGTTCAGTTCGTCCACGTTTCCTTGTGTGACACCCTTACGGAACTTCTTGTTGCCGTCTTTATCTGTTTCATAGAGGCTTTCACGTTTTTTCTCGTATTCCTCTGTTATTTTTAGACGTTGCTGTTCATAGGTCAGAATGTCTTTCATCATATCGTCAAGGGCTTGTTTGTTACCTTTGACTTGAATCTGCCTTGCAACTTCGGCATAAGACTTTAACATCGCTTGCTGCTCGGAAGAAAGGTCAGCGGTTGTCAGGTTCAAGGAAGCCCGGTATTCAAGCTGTTGTTCCTTTGTCGCTTTCGGGTTCTGATTGAGCCATTCAAGCACTTTTTTGTCTTTCAGGTCTTCAATCATTTTCTGCGCCCGTTTATCGTTCTCGGCGATAAGGCGGTCATAGTTCAACTGCACCTGCGCAACGGTCTTTTCATAACCGTCTTCAAGTTCGTTAATTTGAGCCTGACGAATGTCTATCTCGGCTTGTGAAACTGCTTCTGAAACCTTTGTTGAATACTCCTTGATTTTAGCCGTGCGTTGGGCTGTTTCATCGGCGATTTTCTGCTGTTCTTTAGCGAATCTCTTTTCCTCGTTCTTT